CAAGGCGTTTGTCGCCACCAACACCGGCGGCTGGGATGGCGAATACCGTTACAACGATGAAATGCAGGATTGGCGGTGGAAAACCAGCAGCCAAGTCGAACTTGACGCCCTTGGCTGGGGCGGCTCCGATGTGAAGGAAAAGCCTATGAGCAGGTTAGCCGAAGAACAGGTTGAGATGCAGATCCGCGAAGGCGGCAAGACTGCGCCGCGTATTACGCCGGAAATTATCGACCAGCGCATCCGTCAGGTGAAATACTATCGCTTTCCTGACAGCACGCTGATGATCTGCGCCATCGAGCTGATGAACGGCTATCACGTCGTCGGCGAGGCTGGCTGCTCCTCGCCGATGACTTTCGATGAAACCATCGCCAAGCGCATCGCCTTCGACGACGCCCGGCGCAAGATTTGGGCGCTCGAGGGCTATGTGCTCCGCAACGTCCTGAAGGGTATGTGATGATGAAAGCGCAGGCCACTGTCGATCGTTTCGTGTTTCCCAGCGGCATGCCGTCAAAGTCGATGTGGAAGGTCTATGTTTCGGACCCGTCACACGAGCACAGGCGCGACTACACCATCATCGCCGACGACGAAGACGCCGCGGCCAAGGAGGGATTGCGTCGTTTTCAGGCCGAACTGGACCCGGAGCCCCATCTGGACGTATAGTCGGGCCAAACATCCCTCGAGGACGCGCCATGCCGCTTGTGCCGGGACTGTCACCCTCTATCCGCGTCACCAACGAGGGAGTGCCCGGCGCGATCGCCCCCGGCCTCTCAATCAGGCACGACAACGAGAATTACGAAGGCGCGCCAGAAGTCGATAAATCCGGCGCGGTCATCAAGATCGAGCATGCCGATGGATCGGTCACTGTCTCCCTCGACGGCAACCCGCTGATCGGCGCGCCGGAAGACGAGAACGCAGGCTGGTTCGACAACCTAGCCGACAAGATCGAAGACAACGAGCTGGCGCGCATCGCCGACGACCTGCTGCGCGGCGTCGATGACGACCTGCAGAGCCGCAGCGACTGGATCGAGGAGCGCGCCCAAGGCATCAAGCTGCTCGGGTTCAAGATCGAGCTGCCCAACGTGTCCGGCTCGACCGACGGCGCTCCGGTCGAAGGCATGTCCAAGGTGCGGCACCCGCTGCTGCAGGAGGCCGTGCTGCGTTTTCAGGCCAACGCCCGCTCGGAAATGCTGCCGACCGACGGCCCGGTCAAGATCCGCGACGACGGCAATCAGGGCAATATCCAGCAAGACACGGTGGCCAATGCGCTCCAGAAAGACCTCAACCACTATCTTACGGTCACCGCCACTGAATATTATCCCGACACGGATAAGATGTTTCTGCTGCTTGGATTCGGCGGCACCTCGTTCAAGAAAGTTTATAATTGTCCGCTACGAAATCGGCCCGTGTCTGAATCGGTTGACGCCAACGACCTCATCGTCAACGACGCCGCCACCGACCTAGCCAACGCCAAGCGCGTCACCCATCGCATCCAGATGAAGCCGTCCACCGTCAAGCGCATGCAGATCATCGGCGCTTACCGCGACATCGATCTGGCGACGCCGCTCGAGCCCAAGACCGACGCGGCCAAGGAGGCGGCCAACAACCAGCAGGGCATCACGCCCAGCTCGATGCGCCCGGATGACCGCAACCGGGAAATCTACGAGTGCTATTGCGAGCTGGACATCAAGGGCTACGAACACAAGCACAAGGGCAAAGTGTCCGGCCTCGAGGTGCCCTATTGCGTCACCATCGACGTGTCGTCGAAGCAAGTGCTGTCGGTCACCCGCAATTTTGACGAAGAGACGCGAAAATTGCCGGTCGCGCGCGAGAATTTCGTCAAATACACCTATGTGCCCGGGCTGGGCTTCTACGACCTCGGCCTGCTGCACATCCTTGGCAACACCACCAACGCAACGACGGCTGCATGGAGAGAAATGCTCGATGCTGGCATGTTCGCCAGTTTCCCCGGCTTCCTGATGGCAGACACGGGGGCTCGCCAGAACACCAATATCTTCCGCGTGCCGCCGGGCGGTGGCGCGTTGGTAAAGACCGGCGGGCTACCCATAAATCAGGCCATCATGCCCTTGCCTTACCAGCCGCCGAGCCCGGCGCTGATGCAGCTGATCGACAACATGGTGCAGACTGGCCAGCGTGTTGGCGGCACCGCCGAGATGCCGGTCGGCGAGGGCAAGGCCGACATCCCGGTCGGCACTATCCTCGCCCTGATCGAGCAGGCGACCAAGGTGCTGAACGCGGTCCACAAGCGCATGCACGCCGCGCAGGCGCAAGAATTTCGCCTGATGGTCCGCTGTTTCAAGGAAAACCCCAAGGCGTTCTGGCGCGCCAACAAAAAGCCAGCCACGCAATGGGACGAGCAGACTTTCCTCGCCGCGCTCAACAACAACGAGCTGACGCCGCAGGCCGACCCCAACACCTCGAGCTACGCCCAGCGCATCATGAAGATCATGGCGCTCAAGCAGCTGCAGCAGCAGAGCCCCGGGCTCTATGACCCGATCGCGATCGACACCGCGGCGGTGTCGGCGCTCGGCTTCACCAATCCGCAACAGTTCATGGCACCTCCGCAGGCGCAGGCCGCGCCGCCGCCCGAGCTGCTCAAGCAGCAGGCCGAGACGCAGGCCAAGCAGACGCAGGCGCAGGCCCAGATGATCAAGGCGCAGGCCGACGCCAAGGTGGCCGACGCCAAGAGCCAGAGCCTGCTGGCGGAGGCGCAGGGGCAAGGGCTCGCCGGTGGCGGGCAGGTGGACACCGAAGTCGATCGCCACATGGCCGAAACCAAGCGCATGGAGGCCGAGACCGGCCAGACGGTCGCCGAACACAACATGACGATCGCGCAAGCCAAGGCGCAGGCCGAATTGCAGAACGCTGGGACGCGCGCCAAGGAGCTGCAGCTGAAGGTGGCGGGCACGCATATGGACGACGCCCACCACCAAGAGGAGCTGCAGGCCAAAGCCAAGGAAAACGCCGTCAATCTGGCCAAAGAAGTGCTGCAGACCAAGGCGGAAGACCACCGCACCATGGCGATCGAGGGCGCGGCCCACCAGCACGAGCGCGGCATGCAGGCTGAAGCCCACGCCCACGAGCACGCGCTGGCCGACAAGGACAAGGAAAAGGCGATCGCGGTCGCCAGAGCCCGGCCAAAGCCTGCCGCCGCCAAGCCGAAAGGCAAAAAGCCATGAACAGGGCCATCCGCTCGGCGCTGCTGACGGCGCACAACCTCTACAAGCACATCCCGCATGTCGTCGGCGGCGGCGCGCCGATGCACAATGGCGGCATACCGGAAGGCTACGCCGACGGCGGCGCGGTCGATCCGACCATGCCGGAGCCGGAGAAGACGGTCAAAGCCTACAAGCTGTTCCGGCACAAGAACGGCAAGCTGTTCCCGCTCTACGTCAACGCCAACCAAGAGGTACCGATCGGCAAGTGGCTGAGCGCCGAAGCCGGTCCCCCGGGCAAGGACAAAGGCAAGGTTAAAAGCAAGCTCGGCGATCTGGCCTACCGGCCCGGCTGGCACTCTGGCGACATGCCGGTGGCCACGCACATCGGATCCAAAAGCCAGAAGGGGCTCACAGCGCCCGACACGCGCCCGCCCGAGCATGTCTGGGCGGAAGTCGAGCACCCGGCAGACGTCGATTGGCAGAGCGTCGCCCACAATCGGGCTCAGATTATGAAAAGCGGCCTGCCCAATCTGGCCACCGCGCACATTACTGATCAGGTGCCGCACGGCGGCCACTATCGCTACAAGACCAACCCCAACATGACCGGCAACTGGATTATCAGCGGCGGCATGAAGGTCAATCGCGTGCTGCCGCACGAGGAAGTGCAGGCGCTTAACCAGCAGCATGGCGTCTATGACCTGCCGCGGCGCGAGCCTCAAAGCTTTGAACCCGATGAACGCCCCGGGCGTGACGTCGGCGGCCAGCTGACTGCGCCGCCGCCAGCTCCCGCTAAGCCGCCGATCGATCTATCCCGCTATCAGGATGCGCCGACCCAGAAGCTGCAGGATATGCCATGGCGGCCACTGGCCGACGTCCACGCCGATCTGGGCCACATGAGCGAAATTCCGTCGCATGTGCAGCATTTTGGCCGCTTCATGGACGAGTCTGCCGAGAAGGCCGCCACCAAGGGCCTGACGCCGCGCGACCTGCTCAAGGCTTACGCCATCACACGCGCCTCGATCGGTCGCGGCGCGCTGCCGCGCAAGACGCTCGAGGCCAATGGCTGGCAAGTGCCCGAAGGCGTGGACTCGCTCCGCCCCGAAGGAGCCATGGGCGAGTGGCTGCATACGCCAATGGGGCAGGAATACTTGCACCACGCCGAGCGTGGGCGCGTGCACGAGGGCGCGATCGCCGACGCCGTGCGCAAATTCAGGCCATTCGGCAAGCAAAACGACACCGAAGGCAAGGCGCTGGCGTGGGCCGCGCATAACCTGCCCGGCATGGAAGGCCACGTCTCCAAGATGGTGCAGGCGTCGCGCCACAAAGACGCCAACCCTACCCTGTGGCGGCACTTCATCAAGACGGTCCCGGGCGTCAACATCGCCAAGGCGGGCTTTCTGGGCTCGATGCTGGGTATGGGCAACCAGCCGACGCTCGATGCGCGCCAGCTCATCCTCAACACCGGCAGGCCAACCAGCGAGGCGGCCAAGCCGATGTCGCGCGTAGGCGGCGCAGAGGAGGCGGTCGATCGTCTGGCTGCACGCCAGAAGGCGCTGCAGCTCGGCATACCGGAAGATTTGGAGCCTTATTACCAGCACCTTGCCCATCATGCGATCTGGGACAAGTCGGCAGGCGAACAAACGACGCACGCCGACCTGATGCACGCCATGCGCTACGCAGCCAAGGGCGGCAGCATCATCAAAACCTCGGGCGGGACGTGGCCTGATCTAGGCAGTCATGAACTTGCACGCTCCATGCACGCAGTTTTTGGAGGCGCAGGCGGTCTGGGAGGCTTGTGGAAGGGCGCGAGCGACCAAAATGTGCGCGAACAGCTGCTAAACACGCCGGATTACGCCAATCCAAACCCAGAATTGGTTAAAAAGGCGCTGGCGCTGGCTCAAAAGACCCATGGCGTCAACCAAACCTTCGATTCGAAGTCGGGAATGTCGTATTCCAACTTCAAAGGCGGCACCAGACCGATCAGTGATGTCACTTCGACAGTAGAACCGATCCCGGGCGTCACGCCGAAGCCTGTAAAACAGCTGGATTGGCAGGATTTCATCCGAAAAAACAAGGGCGCGAGCCTAATTAACGTCGGCGGCGACCGTTCGCGGCTGGGACGACTGACTCACATCAACGACAAGGCGTTAGGCTGGCCTGTGGACCTGCATGCGGGCCCGGATTACATGCGCGAGCCAAATAAAGGCGCGGTTTGGGCCAATGCCCAGAGCAACGCCAGCGGTTTTGCCAACACGGTCAAGAAACTTGGCGAACACGGCAAAGTTTTTGGCGTTTACAAGCCAATGGGCCCGCAGAGCGTCGATTCATCCCGCCAGATGAGCGACGCCCTGATGTCGCAGATCGCCGCGCAGCCGCTGGATCCCAAAGTGGCGCAGGAATTGGACGCCGAACTGAAAAAAGGCGCGCATGAGCCAGACGCAGCGGCGCGTGCCAAGGCGGTGGCGTCGATGGAAAACTGGCCCGGCTTCAGCAACCCGCGCGAGGCGCGCGATCACCTGCTCAAATTGCCCGGGACCGCGCGCAGCTTGGTCGTCAAGCACCTAGACAAGGCCGGGTGGCATGCAAAAGGCGTCCCGCATATCGGGCACACGCGCGTTGCGCTGACGGATCCGGCGGCGCTGACGACCCCCGGCCACATGCTCGGGCACCGCATCGTCGAATTGACGGGCGGGCACCCGGAAGCCTCCGCGTTCGAGCACAATACATATCCCGTGCCCACCGGCGGTAGGTATGTCGGCGACGTGCCCAACGTGCTGGCGCACTACGCCATGCCGGAAGTGCAGCGTGGCTTCGCGCTCAAGCATCATGCTGCAGGCATGACGCATCCGCTGTCTGAAGCAGCTGGAGCGCGGTCGAGTTTTATCAAAATGATGGGCGAGCAGAAGAATGTTCAGCCGATCAATGAGGAAATGGCGCAGGGCGTTGGGCACGCGCAGGAAGTGCAGCAGGGCTTGAAACAAGCTGGCGTGCCCGGCTACGCCGAAGGCGGCGTGGTCGATAAGGCGCTGGCCATGACTGCTCCCCGCGCCCTCACGCCATCCGGCCTCTACAGTCAGGCGGGCGACGCCGCGGCTGCGCTGCCGCAGGCCAAGGGCTCGCCGCAGCAGATGATCGCCAGCATGAAGGGCGTCAAGCCGGAGGAGCTGGCGCACGCCAACCCCATGGGCAAGTTCGGCGATCAAAAAAGCGTGACGCGCGACCAGCTTGCCGGGCACATGCGCTTCAACCTGCCGCGGATCAACGAGACCACGCACAGCGACGACGACATCGACGAGGATGACGAGGGCGAGCGCGCAGGCGGCCCGAAATATGAGGAATACTCAATCCCCGGCGGCCAGAATTATCGCGAGTTGGTGATGCACACGCCCAAGACGCCGACGCCACCGGCGACGCCGGAGATGCAGGCGGCGCTCAAGCACCAGAACGACACTTACTGGGCGGCTAATGGCTGGCACATGCGCAACCAGTATGCGCTCGACAAAGATAATCCCGAGAAGATGGCCGAATACAAGACCCTGCATGACGCCCAGACTGCGGCGCAGCGCCATTACAGCCAGCTGCAGCAGGAGCATGTCGCCAAGGCCAAAGCGAAAGACTATCATTCCAGCCATTGGGATGAGCCCAATGTGCTGGCCCACCTGCGCATGTCCGATCGCAAGCTGCCCAATGGCGAGAAGGCGCTCCACCTCGAGGAGCTGCAGAGCGACTGGGGGCAGGGTGCGCGTGAGCATGGCGTGCGCGGCGCAGAGCCGGAGCCCGACTGGCAGAAGAACCTCGAGGAAATGCGCAGCCGCCGTGGCAAAGAGGGCTTTGCCGACCCGGCGGAAGAGGCGCGCTTTCAGAAGCTACACAAACATGAGTGGGCGGTGCCTGCCGGTCCACATATTGGCTCGACCAACGGCTGGACCGATCTGGGGCTCAAGAGGGCTTTGATCGAGGCGGCTCGAGGCGGTCACGATCGGCTGGCGTGGACGCCGGGCGAAGAGCATGCCGATCGCTACGGGATGCAGAAGCACTTCAGCGAAATACGCTATGAGCCTAGCCGGAAGCATCTTTATGCTTTCCAGCATGCTGGCGCTGGCGCGTCGCCGCAGGAAGTCGAACCAGACCAGCTGCACCAGTATGTCGGTCGCGATCTGGCCAACCGGCTGCTGTCCACCGAACCGAAGAGCGGCGCGCATGTGCTCACCGGCGACGATCTGCGCGGCGGCGGCGAAGGCATGAAGGCGTATTACGACAAGCTGGTGCCGACCCGGCTCAAGGAGATTCTCAAAAAGTTGGGGCATGAGGCTGATTTTGAACCAGTAACCATCAAACACCCTTCCAAACACGGCAAGCGCGGCGACGACGCCCAGACCACGCTGCACTCAGTCAAGCTGCCGAAAGAGTTGCGTGAGAAGATCAAAAAGGGCCTGCCTGCGTTCAGCACCGGCGGCGATGTCGATATGGTGAACCGTGCTTTGCGTGTCACGGCCAAACCTGCCAAACTACACGCCCAACGCGCTTTGGGGAGTTAGGATCATGTGCTTTTCACTCGCTTGGCTGCAACAGCTGCTGATCTGGATCGTGATCGTCGGCGCAATCGTCGCCATCCTGCAGCTGTTCGTGCCGTGGGTGGTGGCCAATGCTGGCATTTTTGGTGATGCGGTGAACATCATCCTGCAGATCATCAAGATCGTCGTATGGGCGATCGTGGTCATTTTTGTCATTTACGTCGCGTTCGATCTGATCAGCTGCCTGCTGTCGTCAGGCTCTCTCAAGTTGCCGCGGTCGTAACTTCCCGGCCCCCGGGGGCCAAACACCCGAGAGGACTAAAACCATGTCCGCACAAGCAAAACAATACCGCGCAGCGATGAAGGCTAAAGCCCAAAGGCTGGGAGGCAATATGTCAGCTGGCAAGGTTGACGCCAGCTCATTCGGGCCTGTCGAGGGCTCGGATCCGCTCAACGCCGACATCAAGGCTGGCCTGCGCCCGGTCGCCCCACGCGCCTATCAGCGCGGCGGCGCGGTGACCGGCGAGGAGCACCATGCCCACGGTGGCCGCGTTGGCCGCAAGAGCGGCGGAGGCATGCCGAGAAAGATCGCCGATGAAATCGCCATGAACGATGTGGTGGACGCCAACAAGTCGATCTATGGCAGCAAGCACGTCGGCGGCCTGAAGCGCGGCGGAAAGGCTGGCGGCGGCCCGCTGGGCGGCTTCAACGCCATCACCAGCCCGCAACAGGCTGCGGCGGCTGGGCAGGCCACGCAGAACGTCGCAGGCGTCGCTCCGCAGCGCATGCAGTTCGGTCAGGGCGCACCCGGTTTGCTGCACGTCAAGAAGGGCGGCGCGGTAAAACGTGATGCGGGCGGATCCACCAAAGACAACGCTGATGTTGTGTTGCCGAAGAAGGGCGACGATGGCTCGAGCGGCCCCGGACGTCTGCATGGGTACGCCGAAGACAACAGCGGCGGCGAGACCCCGAAAAAGCGCGGCGGCAAGGTCGAGCATCCATACAAGGCGGAAGACAAAGCTTGCGCCAAGAAACTGGCGCGGCACCACCGCGCTGCAGGCGGGGGAGAAGATCCCGACGAGGCGGAAGACAAGGCCGATCAGGCTGAGCAGGCTGAAAAGAAGTGCAGCGGCGGCTCGATGCGCGCCGCGCGCGCCCATGGCGGCAAGACTGGCAAGGGCAGGACCAATATCAACATCATCATCGGGGCGCACGCGCCCGGCGGTGAACAGCAGCAGCCTCCGGGCGGGCCTCCGGCTCCGCCGCCGCCGCGTCCGATTCCGGTGCCGCCTCCGGCAATGCCGGGCGGGCCGCCTCCGGGCGCAGGCGGGCCGCCTCCGATGGGCGGGCCGCCTCCGATGCCCATGCCTCCGCCGGGTGGCATGCCGCGCGCTTCCGGCGGGCGGGCTTATCCGATCCAGCATGCTGCAGGCGGCGGCAAGGGCCGCCTCGAGAAGATCAAAGCCTATGGAGAGAAACCATGAGCTTCGAAAAAAGTGCAGCCAACCATGCAATGGCCGTTGCTCTGGGGCTTCTGATCCTGCTGTTCGCTTTTGCAGGCTTCATCATTTCCGCCCGTTCCCAGCAGATCGAAATCGGACCGGGCGGCGTCCACGTGAATCCGCTGCCGGACTATGGTCGTCATCGCAGCTGGGGCCGCACATGCGAGGAGCTTCGTCTCGCATGCGAATACAAGTCGGAGCGCGGTGAGGAGGGCATGGGAAATTGCCGTCGCTACCGTGAAACATGCCAGTAATGAAACAGGGAGATGAATGATGGTTTTGCGTCATGTTGTAATTCGCGGAGTGGCTGATATTGGCGACGTAGTCGGTCCCGGCTGGAGTCCAGTTGACCCCGGTTTCGGCCAGCCCGGCTGGCGTCCGGTTGATCCGGGCTTTGGCGCTGGCGCGCCGCCGGTGGATCCGGGCTTTGATCGCCCCACACATCCGCATCCCGATCAGGGCTTGCCCGGTTACGGCCATCCCGATCATGACCTGCCCGGCAGGCCGCCTCATCCTTCGCATGGCCTCCCCGGTTACGGCCATCCCGATCAGGGCTTGCCCGGCTACGGCCATCCCGACAACAGCCTGCCCGGCCTTCCGGTCTACCCTTCGCAGGGTCCGATCCTTCCGGCACCTCCCGGCCATCCGATCCCCACGCCGCGCGTGCCGGTGGTGCAGGTCATCCAGCTGCCGATCGACGAGACGCTTCCGACTGAGCCCCCGCACCGGCCCGGCAGGATCTGCATCGTGGTCGATGGCGAAACCAAGGCGGTTGGCTGGCTGCAGGGTTCAGACGACCTTCCGGTCGCCGCGCCCAAGAGTGAAGCGCCGGTTGTCGGCGGCCACTGGGTTCCGGTCGAAGTCTATCCGCAGGCGGCACCCAAAAAGTGCAGCGACGGCAGCGAGGGCGTAGGCAAGACCGGCTTTGCGTGGGTGTTCGAAATCGACAAGGACTGGGGCGCGAAGCCGACGCCGACGGCGTAAAGACAAAATAAGGCCCCGCTCGCGTACATCCGGCGTAGCGGGGCCCTTTTTGTCACGGTTCCGGGGCAGGAACAAGGCGTCATACAGCAAGAACGTAGCAGGATCAAGCGATGGCATTGACAAGTCGGGCCGCGTTCGCACAAAGTATGCGGGAGCAGGTCCGCATACGGGTCGATGCTTTGAAAGACAATATGGCGTTTGGCGGCGGCGTGCCCACCTTTGAGGCGTACCGCGAGCTGGTCGGTCAAGTGAGGGGCCTGTATGAGGCCATCGAAATACTCGACGAGGCCGAACGCATTATCGAAGAACGTGAAAGAGGCCGCTGATGGCTTATGCCCAGATGGAGCATGAATTGGAGCCTCGTTTGAAGCTCCTGAAAGAATTGGGCGACATTTCGGGCATCGAGCTGTTCACCAACCACGTGCTGGTTGCGGTCTACCAGCGTCCTGAAAAGACCAAGTCCGGCATCTTCCTGCCCGGCCAGACGCGAGATGAAGATCAATACCAATCCAAAGTCGGCCTCGTGATCAAGAAAGGGGCGCAGGCTTTTGTCAGCACCGGCGGCTGGAATTTCGAAGACGTCAATGTAGAGGACTGGGTCATCTTTCGCCCCTCCGACGGCTGGGCCACCGGCATCAATGGCGTCTACTGCCGCTTTCTCGTCGATACCTCCATCAAAGGGCGCGTCAGCTCGCCTGACCTGATCTGGTGAATCCCATGGCCAAAGACCCCAACATCGACCCAGACTGGACACCGCCGGTTGACAGGGCTGAACAGCAAACGCCGGATCCGATCGCCGAACTGAAGGCGCAGCTCGCCCGCGAGCAGGCGGCGCGCGCCGACGCCGAGAAGCGCGCCAACGAGCTGGCGCAGGCTGCGCACAGCTCGCAGAACGAAGTGGCCGACAGCCAGCTGCAGCTGGTCACCTCGGCGATCGAGCGCGTCAAGGAACAGCGCACGCTGATCCGCAACGCCAAGGCGCAGGCCGCGGCGGCAGGCGACTGGGACGCCGTCGCCGTGCTGGATGACCAGCTGGCTGACGAAGCCGCCAGACAACTGCAGCTGGAGAACGGCAAGGCCGCCATGGAGGCGCAGCCGAAGCCGCAAGCGCCGCAACCGATCCGCACCATGTCGCAGGATCCGGTGGAGGCGCTGGCCAGCCAGCTGACGCCGCGCTCCGCCGCATGGGTTCGAGCCCATCCCGAATGTGCTCGAGACCAGAAACTCTATGCCAAGATGATCGCCGCCCACAATCTGGCGGTCGCCAATGACATCGAGCCGGATTCCGACGAATATTTTCACACGGTCGAGCAGACGATCTACAACAAGAAGCCTGTCACGAACGTCGAAGAAAATGACGATGATGACGATGATGATCCGATGGCTGCCGCCGCCAAAGCGGTTCCGGCGCGCGCCGCGGCTCCGCCAGCAGCTCCAGTCAGCCGCGGCAGCGTCAACACTCGCAGTATGCGCCTGACGCCTGCCGAGCGCGAAGCTGCTGAAATTTCCGGCCAGACTGAGCAGGAATACGCGCAGGCGAAGGAAGACATGATCAAAGCGGGCCGCATTGGCCAAGGAAGGATTCACTGATGGCCGCCTCCAAGATCCCCGGGCTGGGCGCTCCTGAATTTGAGCGCGAGCCGATGCGCGAAAGCTTTGAGGACCACCTCAAGCGCGCTGCAGACCGTATGGCCGTATTACGCGGTCACTTTGGCGATGAAATTCTTGACGCAGGCACCGACGAATTTTACATCGCGCCGTCCGACATTCCGCCGGGCTGGGATTACCAGTGGAAGCGTCACGTGTTGCTTGGCAAGGAAGACCCGGCCTATCAGGTGCAGCTGGCGCGCGCTGGCTGGGAGCCGGTGAAAACCCGTCGCCATCCGCATTTCATGCCCGATGGCTCCAAAGACACCTTCATCACCCGCAAGGGCATGATCCTGATGGAGCGTCCGCTGGAGCTGACCCGGCAGGCCGAGCGTGCCGAGCGCGACAAGGCCCGCAAGCAGGTTCGCAACAAGGAAGAGCAGATCACTGCTGCGCCTCCCGGGCAGTTCGACCGCAGCAACAAGGGCGATTCAATGACCAGCGTCAAGAAGGGCTACGTGCCCATGCCGGTCCCTGAAGGATAGTTTTTACAAACCCCGCTTGACGGCGGGGTTCATTCGGCAGTAAATACGCGAATACGCCGCCCTCGGGGGTGGTTCAACAACTCCCGGTCTCCTATTCGCCCCGGTGCGCGATGACGAGCCTCCTAGCAGAGGTTTGCGCGCTATGCCGAACATCAACGCTCCCTTCGGATTCCGCCACTTCAGGGGTAACGGCTCGGCCCCGACCTATGAGCAGGTCGAGTACGCGATCACCGTTACCGCGCCTGCGATCTATTTCGGCGACCCCGTCGTCGCGCAGGCCGACGGTTCGATCGCCGCTCCGACCGCATCTTCGGGCAACACGCCCGCCGTCCTCGGCATCGCTGGCATCTTTCAGGGCTGCAAATATCTCTCCATCGCGCAGAAACGTGTCGTCTGGTCGAACTACTGGCCGGGCAGCGATGCTGTGGCCGGTTCCGCCAGAGGCTATGTCGTCAACGATCCGAACGCCCAGTTCGTCGCCCAGTCCGACGCCACCGGCGCGGCGCTGGTCGATGTCAACGCCACGGTCGGCTTCATTTTCGCCGCGGGCAACGCCTTCAACGGCATTTCCGCTTACACTCTCGACATGACCGCAGGCAACCTGAACGTGGCCAACAACCCCTTCAGGATCGTGGCGATCATCAACGATCCGCCCGGCGCGCAGGGCACGCTCAGCAATGGTCAGCCCTACGACTGGGCCGTGGTGGCGTTCAACACCGTCAACACTCGCAACTTCACCGGCGTGTAATCAACGGCCAAACCGCCTCGCAAGGGGCGGTTTTTGGCGCTTTAATTGGAGTGAACCAAAATGGCCGTCAATCTCAGCGCCATCAAAGACCTTCTGCTTCCGGGCTTGCGCGGTGTTGAGGGCAAATACGAGATGATCCCGTCGCAATACGACAAGGTCTTCACGAAACACACCTCCAAGCTGGCGCTCGAGCGCACCGCTGAAATGCGGTATCTCGGCCTCGCCCAGCTGAAGACTGAAGGCGGCCAGACCTCCTTCGACAACGGCGCTGGCGAACGCTACGTCTACAATCAGGAGCACACCGAAATCGGTCTCGGCTATGCGATGACCCGCAAGGCCATCGACGACAACCTCTACAAGACCCAGTTCCATCCGTCGAACCTCGGCCTGATCGAGTCATTTCAGCAAACCAAGGAAATCTACGGCGCGAACATCCTGAACACGGCGACGACCTACAACGCCAACATCGGCGGAGACGGTCAGGCGCTCTGTGCCGTGGCGCATCCGATCGACGGCGCGACGGTTGGCAACATGCCAGCGGTGCAAGTCGATCTGAGTGAATCCA